TAAAGTTAGGATACAGAGACATGGTTAAGAGAAAGAAAATAAGGCTAAGACATGGGGATGTGCTGGACGTGGAAGAGTACCACGATGGCAACTATGGATCCCCAGGGAAGAGCAGACAGAAGAAGGAGAAGCCGACCAAGGAACAGGTGCGGCTGATCAATCAGAGGAACAAGGTCAGGAGATGTAGATGGAGGCTGATCCAGTACTTTGACCAGGGAGATTTGTTTATCACATGGACATATGCAGTAGGGAATCGTCCGCCGGATATGGAAGGAGCGCTGAAGGACTTCCGGGCAGCAATCACCAAGATCCGGAAGATCTACCGGGCCAGGGGCGTACCGCTCTACTGGATTAGGAACATAGAAAAGGGAACCAAGGGAGCCTGGCATATCCATCTTGTGATAAAGCAGACACCGAAGGGTGATGCGGCTGCTATCGTGACCAAGGCATGGACAAAGGGCGGCACCTACGTGGCAGAGATCTGTCACAGCAAGTTTACAGGAGACGACATGGAGCAGCTGGCGAATTACCTGACCAAGGACGAGCACACAGCGGAGACCAAGGCAGACGGCACACCGGGCAAACCAAGGATTGCGGAGTCATCATACAACACTAGCCGTAATATGCCGCTTCCGGAGCCACGGACAGACAAGCTGGTCCGATGGAAGCTGGAGGTCAAGCCGCCCAAGGGATATTACATAGCCCGGATCCATGAGGGCATCAATCCGGTGACAGGATTCCTGTACAGGAGTTACACATTGATCAAACTTAAAACGCAGGAGCGGAAGAAACCGCCGAACAGGGTAAGGAGGTGTTGATAAATTGGAAAATGAAATGAAAGTAGTGGATATCTTTATAGGCACGACTCTCCGGGGATCTGCAAAGGGATCCGGCCGGGTGATGTACATTATGCGGACAAAGAAAAAAAACGGTAGTGATTATGAGGCCGCGCCGCAGATCGCAGAGTATGATGACATCACAGAGAGCGCATCTGTACTTTATGCTATCAGGGATGCTCTGCAGCGTCTCAACTATGCCTGCACGGTGGTGATCCACACCGAGTGCAGCAATGTGGCAGCAGCCATACAGCAGCGCTGGCCGGAGACCTGGCGGCGGAACGGCTGGAAGAGTGCCAAGGGAAACGACGTCAAGAATGCTATCCTGTGGGAAATGCTCCTGCAAGAGATCGAAGACGGAGGACACATTCTGCTGGCAGAGAGCGAAAAGCACGAATATGCGGAGTGGATGCGGTTTAATCTGCCATTGAAACGGGCATTAAAAGACATTTTTGCAGCTGTACCGAAAAGCTGACAGCATGAGTAGGGTACTCATGCTAGAGACCATTTTGTTGAGGTCAACAAAACATGGAAAGTATAACAATTTGACAATATTGCACCGGTGCAACCGGAGAAGGAGATCAGATGGAGAAATTTAAGACAGTAAAAGAGTTGAATGATAAGGCAGCAGAACTGAAGAGCGCAGGAGATTTGTCAGAACTGGTAAAACTGGCAGAGGAAAACGGACTGGAGAAAGAGGATGCCGAGGACTACATGGACAGTGACGACCCGGAAGACTGCCTCTGCAATGCGACGATGGCCGCCATTGCCAAGCTGAAGCTGGAAGAACAGGATCTGCATCTCGAAAGCCAATTAAAGGATTGGAAGGACTTTATCGTGCAGATGCTGACAGACTATCCGGTGGACCATGATGGTGAAGACAGAGATACACTGGCCAATGCTGTATTTAACCCGGACAAGAAGCTGTTGGACGTGCTGGCCGCCGGGCTGAAGCTGTCATCCGAGAACCGTATAGAGGTAGACAAGCGGATCATACAGGCAGCAAGACTCCCTGAGAGTGCCGCCTTTATAGGTATGTGTGGCCGGGATGATTTAAAAAAGATCATACTGGACTACTATCTGGGAAAGCAGGTGTGAAATGCGTGCATATAAAGGATTCCATAAGGACCTGAACTGTACGATGGGAAAAGGAGTGTTCTATTACGAACCTGGGAAATGGTACAGCGAGCAGGAGGCGAGATGTGCTGATACCGGCTTCCATGCGACAGACAATCCTCTGGAAGTATTGAGATGGTATTCCGGTGAGGATGACAGATATTTTGCCGTGGAACTGCGGGGAAATATAGACGAGGACGGATACGGCAGCAGGATTGCGGCACCTGAGATTATGCTGGTAAAAGAACTTACGATAGATGACTTGTATCGTCTGGGAGTGTTGTGGATGTCAAAACATCCGAAATCAGAACTGGCAGCAGCCGTAATGGTGGAGAGCGGGGAGGCATACAGAAATGGAAATGTTATCGTCCGGGGAAAAAATCCGAGAGCCCGTGGAAAAGCAGGGGATAACCTTTACATTGTCAGGGACGACGGCGACGGGGACATCGTGGAAATCGGTGCTTTTAAGGTAGACGGGATAAAGATCCTGCCGGATGTGTATTATGACGCAAAAGGGAGGCGGGTAAATGAGAAAAAGTGAACTGGAGAAGCTGAGGACACTGAATGCCACTCCGGCCATGATCCGGGCATTACAGGAGCCGGGGACGAAGAGAAATTACTATGGAAAAATAAACGAGGAAAAGTACCATCTGGCGGCGAGATGTCAGCAGCTGGGCGGATTCCTGAAAGTATCCATTTGCACAAGAGAAGATATCGGTAAAAAAGTGTATACACCGAAGTGGGATATCTTCGTCAACTATGAAGGTGATGAGTATATCACAAGGGAGAGGCAGGAGGACGGATCCTACAAATGGCGAAAGGCCTATGGGTACAATCTGGAAGATTACAGCTGGTACAAGAAAGACTGGGATGAGTATGTATACATGAATCCGCCAGGCAACGTCCAGATACAGAAGATCCTGGGGACAATAAAAAAAGGATTCTGGGGGATGTGCGAGTGGCAGGAAGGCTGTAAAAAACGGAATGAGGATAAAAAAATAAAGAAGCTGACGGATCAGTGGGATAAGGATATGCAGCCGATCAAGGATCCACCCAAAGGATTCGAGACCTGGTGGCATCATAACGCATTCGACGGCAGCAATTATATTTATTATGCCTCGTCGAAATCTACGGAAGGATATTGTACGTCGTGCATCGGCAGGGTAAAGCTGCCGGAAAAACCGACACACAACACAGAGAGTAGATGCCCAGTCTGTAAGAAAAAGGTCACATACATATCGCGGGCAAAGAAAACACAATGCATCTGGATACGTGCACATGATGCTTCCTGCATCCAAAGATATAAGGACGGACTGGTGCAGAGAGACTTTGAAGTGCGGAGATGTGACGATAAGGATGCCCTGAGCATTAATAAATCTACTTACACCATCCGCGAGTATAGGAGAACCATTGTCACAGCAAAAGGATGGGGGACATATATCTACATGGATTATCGCAGGAGGGGAATGCGTTGGGCAGCAGATCCTGAAGCCTGGGTGAGAAAACACTACGAGACCATGTACCAAAAAAATTTTGGTCAGATATTTAGAAAATACAAAACGGCATATCCGATTGCCGTGAAACAAGGGTATAAGGCAGCAGGTCTGAGGTATTTTTTAAGCCAGGAACATCGTTATCCTGCCATCGAGATGGCTTACAAGGCGGGCCTGTACAGACTGGCAAAGGATATGGTAAACGACAGCCGGTGCGAGCTGGACAGAATACTGGACAATAAAGCGTCCGGCGGACTTGCAAAGATACTTAAAATAGATAACTCCCGGATGAAACGCCTGAAAAATATGGATGGCAACATGGAAATGCTCATCTGGCTGCAGAAAGAAAAGGAGATGAATACGATACTGCGTGACTGCGATATAAAGACTCTTTCCGAAGCAGACATCAGCCCGAAAGAACTGGAAGGATCCGCAATCAGAAAATATCTGACCATTGAAAAAATATGTAACTACCTGAACAAACAGGCAGGGCTGAGATCGTTAAGAGGCCGCGAATTAAAAACGGCAGTATGGAGAGACTGGAACGACTACGTGAACATGATGGCCAAACTAAAGATGGACTGTAGCAGGGAACTCCTGCTGAAACCGAAAGACCTTGCCATTGCACATAACGAGTTAGTGGCCAAGATATCCATGCTGGATTCCTCAGAGGAAATTGCAAAAAAGAAAATAGATTTCCCGCGGGCGCAGGCCCTCATGGAATCCGGAGAACTGGAAAAATATGAGTATGATAACGGAACTTACTGCATCGTTGCCCCTAGAAGCATCGATGATATCTACCGGGAGGGAATCGTATTAAAACACTGCATCCACACCTGTGATATTTACTTCCAGAGGATGGATATTAGGGAAACCTATCTGATCTTCCTTCGGCACAGCGCAGAACCGGATACTCCCTGGTACACGGTGGAGATTGAGCCGGGAGGAAACATCCGGCAGAAAAAGTCCGTACTGAATGAGGCATATAAGGATCTGGACGATGCAATGCCGTTTCTGCAGGAGTGGCAGCAGTGGGTGAAGAAAAATCTATCCGAAGAGGATAAAAAACTGGCAGAGAAGAGCGACAAGGCCCGCAAGGAAGGCTATAAAAAACTGCGGGAGCAGAAAAAGATAGTATGGCACGGGAGCCTGCAAGGAACACTGCTTGCGGATGCTCTGGAGAGTGACTTTATGGAGGTGATCTGATGGAATTAATGGAATACACAAAAACATATCAGGAATATAAGAAGGAGCTGGATGCAGTTCTCACCCGGACAGCAGAGGATTTTGTACAGATCGGCTATCTGCTCAAGGTAGCCAGAGACACAAATATATTGGCAGAGAGCGGATATGCAACCGTGACAGACTTTGCCAAGGCAGAATATGGCATAGATAAGACACAGGTAAGCCGCTTTATCAGTATCAATGACAGATTTTCTGAGGATGGCTACTCTGATCATCTGCTCCCGAGCTACAAGGGATTTGGATATGCAAAGCTTACCTTGATGCTGCAGATCCCGGACGAGATCAACGAGGCGCTTCCGCCTACGCTGTCCAAGGCAGAGATTCAGGACATAAAGGACGAGGTGGATGCTGAGAGCAAGGTCACGGATATTGAGGTGGAGATTGAGAAGGCAGAGGCAGCAGCCGTCACGGACAAGCCCATGCTTCCACCGGAGGGATCACCCTTGGAAAGAAACCTCTGGCAGCTGGGTAAGGAGCAGGAAGATCTCTTCCGGAAGCTGTGGATGGTATGCTTTATGGAAACAGCAAGCGGAAACAGAAATAATGCAGAGATCATAGATGTACTGATTCCGCAGGGAGACGCAGTGTATACCGTCCGGATCCCGGGAGAGCGCCGCACGCAGATCATTGTTAATTCTGATGGAGCTACCATCGTGAATTTGAAGACGCTGGAGCGGAGTAAATACACAGAAGATCAGATATGCCTTGCAGTACGGTCACTCGTAGATGGAGGCAGCAGTCCTGAGGAGCAGTACAAGATGTTATATGGCGAGGACTTAACACCGGAAGAACCGGAAATTGCACCGGTGCAACCGGATGAGACTCCGAAAGAGAAGAAACCTGAAAAGCGTAAGGAATCCCGTGTGACCAAAGCAAACACAGAACCGAAGAAAAAGCCGAAGGAGCCGGACAAGAAGCCGGAGCAGATGACCATCCCGGGAGCCGCACCGGATCCGGCACCGGAAGAGCCGCAAACACAGGTAAATGACTCGTCCTCCCGAGAAACTGACGCGGATAATCAGAATACCGACACCATGGGTACGGAAGAGCAGGTACCGGGACAGACAGACCTTGAAAACGACTTTCCGCAATATTGCCCATCTAAAGGAGACCAGCGCACAGCTTATCTCCAGTCCATCCGTGGAGCAGTGGATAATCTGGTACGTTACGCAGAGATGGATCTGATCAGCGCGGCGCGAGTGCAGGTGAAAGATATCTCCGAATACCTGGATAGACTGGAAGAACTCAGAAAAGGAGGCAGACAGAATGTCGAAAATGTCGAAACAGGCGAGAGCGAGGGAGTTTAATGCAGCCTCCCGTCAGATCATCAAGGAGCGGGATCTGTACCAGTGCATCTTTTGCTATATGGAATATCACATGGAGGATGTCACCTGGTACGGACAGCAGCTCTTAAGCATCATGCATTATATCTCGAGATCCCGCGGCGGACTCGGGATCCCACAGAATGGAGCCCTGGGTTGCCAGAGTCACCATGAGATGTTGGATAACGGCAACAAGGGCAGACGGGAGGAGA